AGGAGGACACGCTTCCGCCCGACGCGTTCCCTGACGAAGGCTTTCGGCGAACCGGGCGCATGGACCTTCTTGGGGTGGGGGCAGCATGAGGAACGCCGACGACTGGCCCGAGGTGCGCGAGAAGCTGCGCGAGATCGTGAAGATGCGCGGCACGGTCGAGGTTGCGCGCGAGATCCCTGTTGGGCGATCGACGCTGTTTCGCCTGCTGAGCGGCGAGACCGCCGCGCCGAGCCTGCCGACGCAGGACTGTATCGAGCGGCTGGTCGACGACGAAGAGATGCGGCGCGCGGCGAAACGATAGGAGCGCGTTCCACTTGGAACCGATGCTGCTCGACCCGCCCCTAGCGTCGCCGGGGTGAACAGCGCACTCGTCACCGGTGCAGGATACCGCGCGACCAAGATGCCCGACGGCGTCCTCGTCGTGCACCGCGTCCCGATCTTCGTCGAGTGCACGCGCGGCAAGACCGACTTCGACGAGAAGTGGATCTTCGCAGCCGTCGCCAAGGCGAAGCTCGGCGAGGCTGAGAACTACCTCCCGCCGCTGCACATCCGGCACCACGAGGCCGAGACCGACGTTCGGGCCGCCGGCTTCTTCCGCGTGCTCGGCGCCGAGCGCATCACGTTCAAGGGCAAGCTGCGGCTCGCGATCATGGCGGACCTGCACATCACCGACCCGCTCACGCAGGCGGAAGTGATGGCGAAACGCCTCCCGTATCGCTCGGTCGAGATCTTCAACGTGGAACAGCCGGCCATCAACGGGCTGGCGCTGCTCGACCACGAGGCGCCGTTCCTTGAGCTACCGATGCTCATGGTCGGTCAGGTCGCAGAAAACGAGAGCCAGGTTCCAGGTGGAACGCTTGACGTCGGCGGCGGCAGCACGATCGCGGCTTCATTCAAGCGTGGCAATGCCATGCACCTGCTGTTCCGCGAGACCACGAACATGGCCGACGAAACCGAAGACAAGCCGAAGGGCGAGAAGATGGAAGGCGACTCTGCCGCCATCGACGTGGGGGCGATCTGCAAGGCCATCAAGAGTGGCTCGATCAGCGTCGCCGACATGGACGCGATCATGGCCGCGATCAAGGAGCAGGAGGGCTCCAAGGCCGAGGAGCCGAAGACCGAGGCCACCGCACCCGCTCCCGGCGCCGCGATGAAGCAAGGAGCCAACGGGGATCTCGCGATCCAGATGGCCCGCTTGCAGGGCGAGCTCGAAGCCGAGAAGGCCAAGAGCGCCGAGTTCCGCGCGGCCGCCACCCGCAAGGAGGACGTCGCCGCTGCGCTCGAACGCCTGCGCGATCGACCGCTCGGGGCCGACCTCGAGTCGAAGCTCGTCGCGTTCCACAAGGAGTGGGGCCAGAAGGCGTTCTTCGCTTACGTCGAGGCCTACGGCACCAGCGCCGCTCCGCTCCCGAAGAGCGATGCCGATCGCGCCGCCGCGAACCTCAAGCAGGCGAAGGTCTCGCCCGCGCTGATGAAGTACCGGGACGAGGGGCCGGAGCGCCTGGCCATGGCCGAGCAGTTCTCGGCGCAGTGGCGCGCGCTCAAGGCTCGCGGTTCGACGCTCGTATCCGAGGAGCGGTTCCTGCAGATCAACATGGCGAACAACCCGTTCGCCCAGAAGGAAGAGGACTGACCCATGGCCGCACTGGCAAAGAACACGTTTCACCTCGTCTCGCCGCGAGCGGGCACGCGATCCTTCGTGATCAAGAACGGCGTCCAGATCTACGGCGGGACGCTCGTCGGCCTCGACGCGAACGGCTACCTCGACAACTGGCTGGACACCGCCGGCCTCAAGTTCGTCGGCCTCGCGCAGCATGACGCCCTCGGCGACACGTCGGCATCGCCGGCCGTCGAGGGTCGCGTCAGCACGGGCGGCGAGACCCTCGAAAACGTCGCCATCGCCGGGACCTTCGTCCAGGCCGACCTCAACTCGCTGATCTACGCGACCAGCAACAACCCTGCGGATGCGACCAAGAGCGCCGCGACGAACGTCAAGGCTATTGGCTGGGCCAGCCGCTTCCGCAGCGCAGGTTACGGCGACATCACCCTGTTCACCCCCGAGGAGCACCTGGCGCTCAACTGAGTCCGGGAACTTGACCAATGACTGAGATCATCACCACTCCGACCCTGGTCAATGGACTCCGATCGGACTTCATTGACACCTACCAGGGTATCCGCAACCGCCAGAAGGACAGTCGCCTTGCCCTCGTCATGGGCGAGATCACGGCGACCAACCGAAAGCAGGACTTCGCCTACTTCGAGAAGGCCGGCCACGTTCGCCTCTGGCGTCGCGGCGAGCCGATCCCGAAGGAGGCACACGGCTCGATCGGCTTCTCGGCATACGTGCACAACTGGGGCATGGGCGTCGACTGGCACAAGGACGACCTGCAGGACGACCAGACCCAGAGCCTGATGCAGTCGGCGAAGGAAGCCGGCGAGTCGTTCGGCCTGCTGCCTGAGCGCCTGTTCTTCGACCTACTCACCAGCACGGCGACGAACCTCCCCGCGATCCCGCTCGCCCCAGACGGCGCGGCGTTCTTCGCGACCACGGCCAGCAGCGTTGCCCGCTTCGGCGCGACCAACGGCAACCTGCTCACTGGTGCCGGTGTGGCCTCCGTCTCCGCGGTGCTCACCGACTACTACAAGGCGATCATCCAGTTCGGCGCGTTCCAGGACGGCAAGGGCCAGCCGCTGTTCTCCCCGGAGACGATCGGCCAGGGCGTGCTGATCATCCACGCGAACGCGGACACGCAGGTCATGGAAGAGGCGTTCCTGCAGAAGCGCCAGGGCATCGTCAAGGGGACGGACGCCGGCACCACGCCGACGAACATCATCCAGGACGCGAGCCGCAACGTGCAGCTGTGGGCCTCGCCCCGCATCGCGACCGGTGACTGGTACGTCTTCCTCCTCGGTGCGCCGAAGAAGCCGACGTTCCTGCTCAAGCGGCAGGAGGTCCAGGAGCACGTCTCCACGATGGACAACTCCGACCACGCCCGCAAGACGGGCCAGGAAGGCATCCAGTGGGATAGCCGCGAAGGCGCCGGCATCGCGCTCCCCTACGGCGCAATCAAGATTAATAATTAGAGCTTGGAATAACTAACTACATCCAAGCGTAGATAACGCATGGACGCAGTTAGGAATCCAGAGGCTCGACTTCGGCATCTGAACGCAACTCAGCGCAGGCGCCGACCTGGCGAAATCACGTGCAAGGTATGCGGAAATCCATCCACAGAAAGAGACAGAGTGTGGATGGGCCGTCGTTGCACGGACTGCACGAACGCGTGGCAGCGCCACAACGCAGCCACCAACCCAAGAACGCAGCGAAGTCGTCTCGCGGCCCAGCTGCGACATCGCTACGGGATGTCGCTGGCCCAGTGGGACGAGATGATCGAGAGGCAGGGAGGGGCGTGCGCGATCTGCTCTCACGTGCCCGATGGGTCTCGGGGAAAGAAGGACATCAGGCTCCATGTCGACCACGATCACGTGTCGAATGCGGTGCGCTCGCTGCTGTGTCACCAATGCAACCTTCTGATAGGGCACGCAAAAGAGTGTCCTGAAAGACTCCGTAAGGCGGCTGATTACGTCGCCAGACTCCACTTGATCGAACTGGAAAATCCCCAGGATCACAAATGACCGAACTCGACACGATCCCCCCGACCGAACCGACCGCCGCGAAGAAGCCGGCCAAGCCCAAGAAGGCCGCGGCGCCGTCCGGGCCGATGCGCGGCTCTGCGCTCGCCCCCGCCAATCTTGCCGGCGAACGCGAGGCCATGCGCGATACGCGCTGGTATTGGGTCGGCACCCTGCCAGGCTCTCCCGTCGACTTCGTTTCGGTGGCTGGCCAGACCTTCCCGAAGCTCGAAGAGAAGATCACCTGGAAGAAGGACGGCACGCAACTCAACGTCCCCGTGATCGGCGCGCTGCTCCCGCTGACCAAGGCCGACATCGAGCGCATGCGCGAGGCCCTTCCCCGCACGATCATGCGTTTCACCGACGGCCGCGGCGAGCCGAAGTCGGTCGACGAGATCGGCGTCGGCGAGCCCGTCGAGAGTGCCCAGGACAACTACCGCAAGGGGTTCCTGATCACGATCGCCAGGAAGACCGAGATCGAGGAGGCGGCCAAGGCCAACCGCGCCGTTCGCCAGTATTCGCAGCGCGTCGGCGACGAGCCGGCCGCTCGCTACCTGTTCGCGCAGCTGTGCGAGGACCAGGAAAAGCCGCGCCGCGGCGACTCCTACCCGGAGCCCCTGGAGCAGACCGATCTGATTTGGGTCGACTGACCCGCAACCACTAAGCAGCCATGAGCGGAACCCCCAGCGAAGCCGAGATCCAGGCCCAGTGGCGCAACTCTGTTGCGCTGCTCGAGGGCGTCCGCAGCCACGCCGACGGAACGGTTGCTGGGGCTGGCGGCCAACTCGACACGCTCGGCCAGAGTCTCGAGGGCGAATACACGCCAACGGGCCTGGCCGGGGCTTCGTCGCGGTTCCGCGCTGGCCTCTCGGCGCTGATCCAGCCGAGCATGGCGCAGGAGTTCCTGCTGCCGTGCCTCTACGAGTACGCGCGCCTGATGGGGGTGCCCTACAGCAACGCCCAGGACATCATGCAGGCGCTGCGCGAGAAGTTCGACACGGACGGCAGCTCGGTCGAGTCGCGTGCGATCACGTACGACACCAGCGCAACGGCGGGGTCTGGCAACGTCGGCAACGGCGTCGTCTCCCGCCTGACGGTCGACGAGTTCGGGTACAACCTCGAGGCCTGCACGGTCGAGAAGAAGACCTTCCGCTGCCGCTCGGACATGAACTCCGGGGCCAAGGAGTTCGCGGAGGAGTTCGAGGTATCCGGCGCCGCGGCGAGCTTCGATTCCGTGCTGCGCTACGCATCCGGGAGCGGGGCCACGAAGCGCATCTTCGCGTCCCATGCTGGATCGTCAAACGGCGGGAGCCTGCTGAACAACAGCAGCTTCAGCAGCTACAACGCGACGGCAACGCCCAAGTTTGTCGGGTGGACGCAGGCGGCCGGCGGCGCAAGCGTCTCCCAGGACGTCACCGCGGGGCACTTCTACCGCAGCCACCCGGGCGCCACGGTCAACGGCTCGCTCAAGATCACCGGCGGATCGGGAACGGTCACGCTGTCGCAGTCGCTCGCGGACATGCGGCAGAAGAACCTCTCGACCTCGGTTCCGTACTTCGTGCGCATCATGGTCAACAAGACCATCGGCACGGCTTCTGGCGGTTCTGTCACCCTGCGCATGGGCAGTCAGAGCGTCACGACGGCGATCTCCTCGCTCGGCAGCGGCTGGGTCGAGATGGTGGTCGGCACCGGGATTGACGCCTGGTTCCGCGAGTTCAACGAGGCTGACTTCGCGATCGAGATCGAGTGGAGCAGCAGCACGAGCGGTTACCTGCTCGTGGATGACGTCATCTTCACGCCGTGGAACCTGATCGACGGCACCTATTGGATCGTGCGGCACAACGTGGCCTCGCCGGTCTCGTGGCTCGTCAACGACACGCTGGAGTTCACGGACACGGGCGGCGCGCCGGCCACGGGCAAGATCCAGTACTGGCTTTGGGTCGCCGGGCTCGGGTGCCTGCCGAGCACGACGGGGACGCCGACCTTCACGGAGCCATAACGCATGGCTGCCGCCGACGACCTGTGGGATGCCGTCGTGGTCACCTACGACGAGGACGGGCTGATTGCGCTGACGAACGTGCGCGACCGGTCCGCCACGACCGCCAACGCCAGCGCCGGGCTCAGTGCAGCCCAGGGCGTAATCGACATCTGGCCGGCCTATGCCCAGGTCGAATACGACCCCGCGAACGCCCTGCACGTCGAGGTGGCCAAGCGCGCCACGATCGCGATGCTCTGGAGCCGCGGCGGGTCGTCGTCGACCATCGCCAAGGTGGAGTGGGACGAGGTCTTCGGCGAAGGCGGCCTGCTCGAGAAGATCCGTCGCACGGGCGCTCGCGGGCGGCAGGGTCCGGTCACGAACAGCGGAGTGCAGTCGTCGTCGGAACTCTCGAACGGCCAGGCTGTGCGCGGCTGGTCTGACCGTGAGAGCATCCCGAGGGAGATCCTTCCCAGTCGCCGCACTGCCAGCGGCGACAATGACTGAGGAGTTCGAGAAGGGCGCCAAGATCGAGCGCATCGAGAGCAAGCTGGCCAACCCCGAGGCGGCACTTCGGCAGGTGGGCGCGCTCATGGTCGCCGAGTCGCAGCGCGCATTCCGGGATCAGAAGTTCGGCGAGCAGGCCTGGGACGCCCGCAAGGGCAAGATCAACGTCTTCGGCATCATCGCCGACTTCTACGAGGGCAAGAAGTCGCCGCCTGCGCGCCGCTTCGAGAGTCGCCCCGTGCTGCGCGATACCGGCCGCCTGGCTGCGTCGATCGCGTTCCGCATGGCCGGCGTGGACGTCGTCGAGGTCGGCAGTAACCTGCCGTATGCGCCGGTGCTGCACCACGGCGGCGAGATCGAGAGCAAGCCGATCAACCAGCAGGTGCGCGATGCGCTGGCTGCGTGGCTCAAGAGCAAGGGCCGCGGCTACCGCAAGCAGCTCGGCTGGCTGCTCAACAAGAAGTTCGAGGGCAAGACGCTCAAGGGCCGCGTCCCCGCGCGCCCAATCGTGGGCATCACCCCGCAGACCATCGAGGACGTGCGGGATGCCGTCGCGGTCAAGATCATGGAGGCCAAGTGAGCACGGGCAGCAGCGCGCGCGTCATCCGGGCCCCGGGCCGCCTGGTGGTCAACCCCACGCAGGCGTTCGACGGCGGGACGTTCCCCTTCGATGGGGTCGACGTCGGCCGCGTCAACGCCTGCGCGCTCGCCAACGACGGGACCTCGCTGCAGGTCGAGGCCGAAGACCTTGGCGAAGTTGTGGACGTGCTCGAGGGCAACCAGAAGTGGGTCTTCGCGTGCTTCGTGCGCGGGTGGGACGCCGACGCAATCCGCCTCTTCCAGCCCGACGGCTACTCGGTCGGGGCCGTGAGCCAGCACGCCATGTTCGAGGCCCCAGGCCAGTCCGTGACCAACAGCAGCGCGCTCGGCCGCGCCGTCTCGCTCGTGTTCGTGCCTGACGACCCGGTGAACGTGCCCGCGCTGATGATCTACCGGGCGATTCCCGACTGGACGCCTGGCAGCGAGTTCGCGTTCCAGCGCAAGAGCGAGCTTGGCTTGCCGATCACCTTCCAGTGCGTCCGCGACACGTCGGGCCGCTACCTCCAAATGGGCCGGCTGGTGGACCTCACTCTATGAGCTTCCTGGACATGTTCCGGCGCAAGAAGCCGCCAGTTGTCGACCTGACGAACGAGGCGTTCGGCCAGTGGATCCGCGCCCAGCGACCGCCCTTCCTGTGGTTCATGGCGCAGACTCGCGAGGACCGCGAGGCCATGGCGATGCTCGGCGACGAGTACGCGGTGAGCATGGCGGTGCAGATCGGCTACGCCGTGGCCAATCCAGAGGCCGCAGACGCCACGCAGGAGGCGACCGCCGGCAACGTGGAAGGTGAGGCGGCCCTTGTCGAGATGTTGGCGCGGAGGGCTGTGCAGAAGATCCTGGCCAGCGCTCCGCAGCGCGCCCCGCAGCCGCCTGCCGCTGCTCCGAAGCGAGCCCCGATGCGCATGGGGGGGACGGGCCGCAAATGAACCCCATCCAGTTCGCCCAGCAGATCAAGCACCGCCTGGAGCAGGTCGAATGGCCGTTCGGGAGCGCGGGCGCCGTCTTCGGCACGCACGGCAGCGTGGCGGTGTTTGCCGGCGACCCCACCGAGGACCAGATCCCGGCCGGGTTCCCGTGGGCGCTCGTCGGCATTGACCGCGGGCAGGTCGACGAGGACGACCCGGGCCTGATCACGCAGCAGTTCAACGTGGTGGTCTGCGCCGAGTCCGGAGGCGACCCCCTCGGGGAGCACGCCCTGATCGGCGGCGCCATCCAGCAGGTCGGCCGCAGCGGCAACCGCGGCGTCGGCGAGATCATGGAGCGGGTTCGCGAGGCCGTGCAGAGCATCACCGGAGCCGACGGCGCGCGGGTGTTGTTGTCGAGCACGTCCACCGGCAAGCCGACTCCGCTGGGCCGCGGCCGGCACCTCGCGCTCGACGAACTCACCCTGTCGGCGGTGTGCACTTCGGCGGCCACGTTCTCACCACCGCAGCAGCTGCGCTACTCGATCGACCGCTGGAAGTGGAACGGCGACCACTGCACGCCACGCTTCGACTTCATGCGCTACCGACTGCTGCGGCGGCGCGGGCGCAACTTCAGCGCAACCCCAAACCAAGGCGAACTGCTCTACACCGGGACCAATACCTACTGGGTCGGCGTCCAGGAAACCGGATACACCTACACCATCTTCGCGGACTACTGCAGCCGCGGCAACGGCATCGTCGAGGGCTACAGCGAGCCGGAGGTCGGCGCGTACCGCGTCGTGGTCTGATGGCATCCTCTTCCCGCGATGACATGGTGCTGCGGCCGAGACTGCAGGGCGTCTCCGGGGCCAAGCCGAAGTCGGAGCAGCAACGAGCGATCGAGAGGGCTCTCCGCACGCGGAGCAGCCTGGGGCGGCTCATCGCCAATCAGGCGAAGGTGCACGCCGCGCGCTACGCCGCTCGCACGCTTGCAGGAGCGGCGCAGCGGAGCGGGATCGGGAGGGCTGTCGCTGGAAGGGCCACGGCCACGGCCGGCGCCGTCGTTGTCGCTGCCCTCGTCGCCGCTCGCCTTATCAGCGGAAAATCGTTCGAGGGCATGGGCAAAGAGGTTGAGACCATGATTCTCGGCGACAATCCGCAAGAGGTCTTCGCCAGGCGAAGGACGCGCCAGACACTCCAGCAGAACGAGGCCGCCATGCAGATCGCGGGCCGCTACGGCATCACGGACCAGATGCGGCAGGTCGGCGAGAAGCTGTACAAGCTGAACCTTGCGGAGGAGAGCGGAAGGCGCCAGATCGACAGGGAGTTCCCGCAGAACGGGACGCTCGACCTGCTGATTCTTCGGCTGCGCAACATGTTCACTGGGGCTTGGGAAAGCAGCGGCATCCCCGCGAAGATTGCCCAGGTCCGCGAGGCTCTCGAAGAAGGGCAGATGCGCAGCATCCCGAGGATCTACAAGTGAACGCCAACGAAGCAGTCGTCCGCGTGAAGCTGGACACCAGGGCCGCGAAGAGCGAACTGGCCGACCTCACGAAGACCGCCGGGAGCGTCGCCGGAAAGCTCGGCAGCGGCATTCAAAGCGCGCTCGGCTCTGGCGTCCGCGCGCTCGGGATCGGCACGGCGATCGGGGCCGGCATCGCGGCGGTCCGTGGGCCGACCGTCCAAGGTGCCTCCGACGTTTTCGGGGAAGTGCTCGGCGGGATCGGGGCGTCGATCGAGAATTGGGCGCTCGGCGACCTAGCCCCGGACGCCAGGGCATCGCAGAGCGCGCGCGAGGACACGAAGAACGCCTTCGCCACCATCGCCGGCATCACCGGGTCGGTCCCGCCAGCGGCTCGCAGCTTCTACGAGCAGACCAAGCAGCGCATGCTTGAGACGGAGAAGGGCAAGGCGATGTTCGAGCGCGATGACCAGTTCCGCGGTCCTGGACTCAAGGACGTCGCAGAAAAGATCATCCGCAGCATCACGGGCGAGATCAGCGCCGGCTTCGACCGCGTAGTCGGGGCCATCAAGTTCTGGTAACACCATGGCCATCACCAACCTCTTCTCGATCACCTACGGCACGCTGACGGTTGGCGGCGAGTCCGATTCCCTGCTCCTGAGTGGGCCCTA